AGTTTATCCGGTTCGTGAACAGTCTCTTGAATCAAGGAGCACCCGCGCTCAAGGCCTGGTGCCACGCCATCAGAAAGACCCTCTGCACAGCCTTCCGTTCCCTCGGACCAAAGCTAACCCGGACTCATTTCCATGAATCCAAAGCTAAGTTCGACCGTCGAGCGCGGAAGGGGTTCAGAGCCTCACCTGACGCATTAATGTATGCGAGCAGGGTCGGAAGGTCGATCTTTTGGCAACGATCGAGTACCAGCACGGCAAAGCGAGCGACTGCAGCGTCCAAGGAAGCAATCCAGAGATGGACTTCCCACCACACGCCCGATTCGGCTACCCTGAAGCGATTAGTCAACGTACTAGACGGACTAAAAACTAAAGGGTACACGCAAGCGGCGGAAGGGGAAATTCCTTGGCCAACGCCGAGTTCGAAAGCTACACTCGAATTACCTACGATCGCGGGAGGGTGCGCGAGCGCACTGCACATGTACAGTGTCGCCCGAGCAGTCACCGAGACGGAGGCAGAGACAGAGGCGCTTATCCGCGAAACGGACACGAACCCCCCAGTCGAAACATGGGGAGGTATCGGGTACGATAACGAGGACAGCGACTCCGACTCAGTCCCCGAAGAGATCAGAGCCCAGCTTCAAGAATTGCCCCGCCACGGATGGCAGGGATTCTATCAGCAGGACAGTGACTCCGACGAAGACTTATTCGGAAATGTAGCGTTCGGAGGAGGTAGCACCTATTACGACACGATGGGATCGTTCGGGATGGGCAGAATGGAACCAACAGGTTCCGTACTTCAATCGACAGCTATTCAGAATTCTGAACAGGGCCGACTTGAAGAACGCCTAGCTAAACTAACCCTACGGTCGGGAGATGCAGCCTCACTCTTTACTCAGCATGGGCCAGGAAACTCTCCTCCGCCTCTAACGCCAGTCGCCATTGCCGAGATGGGAGACAAGATCCGCCTAGCAAGCACACACGGTGCTCGCGAGGTTTGGATCTCTCGTCGCCTAAATCAGCTCTGGTTACCAACGTTAAAGCGCAATCGCCTAAGTCGGGACATGCTTAAGGGAAGGACCATCACGCTGTCAAGATCAAAGGGAAAAGGAAATCCTCGAAAGGCTCTCCTGTACTCCGCCGATCTGTCCGCCGCGACTGACTACATCCCCCATGAACTGGGAATAGTCTTAGCAAAGTGGCTCAACAGCAAAGTCTTTACGGACCCGGAAAATCGGGAACGTTGGGACTCCGCCGTCGAACTACTGCTAGGACCCCATTCCATAGTGGAGAGTCAACGAGACTTCGGTGGCATCTTTGAACCACGCGTGCGAAGAGCTGAACCAAAATTCAGCAATACGCTCGAGTGTTACATCGACGCCCTTGAAGGCTCGAAATCGCATGAGACAAGTCGAGGATTACACATGGGACTAGGCCCG